GTGACCAACTCGTCGTCGACCCGCACGCGGGTGACGATGGCCGAGCCCGACACCTCGATGATCGCGGTCTGGTCGTGGGAGAATACGAACAGGAACGGGTGGACTTCCTCCGCGTCAATGATGGCATCGAGGTAGCGCAGGCCCGGGCGGAGCGTCATCGGCCCGACGGTGCGCGGCATCCAGTTGGTTTGTGTCTCGGCGGCGAACTTGAGGCGGGAGACATCGACGCGCGCCAGCGCGAGCCTAGAGACAATCCCACCATTGAAAGTCGTGATGGGAGCGTGGACTTTCGCCATGTGGCGCTACAGCCCCCGCCCGGTCCCGCCGAGTCGTGAGCGCCCGAATGCGCCCATGCGCGAGCGCGCCCACGACCCCATCGGCGGGAACCGCGCCGGATTGTCCATGGCGTTCTTGTTCTCCGCCTCGCGTCGGCGCATGGCTTGCAACTTGAGCAGCGCCTCGTGCTTGCTGGCGTTGTTCGATAAGCGCTCGCAGATTTCAGACGCGAGGTGTGCCTCGACGTAGCGCTGAAACGTCAGCGGCCACTTGCCGAGGTCCATGCCATACTGCGGGTCGCTCGACACGTAGCGGATATAGATCGGGGTCAGGTTGGCGTAGAAGTAGCCCTGCTCGAAGGCGTAGTCGGTGAGCGGGTCGCTCTCGCGCACGTCGGACCACACGCCGGTCGTGCGCAGCCAGTCGTTGGGCTTGGTGAAGGCGTATTGATAGCCGAAGGTTGGCGTGACGCTCGCCACATCGTTCGCCTCGATCGCGCGAATGGCGAAATTCCACATGCCTTGTTCTAGACAGTACCGGCAGGCGTCGTCATACTTGCGGTCGAGCACGCGGCGTGCTTCGACGTTCTCTTCGAGCGTCGAGATTTCAGCCTCGCCGATGAGGGACAAGGCACAGTTATAAAGGGCAAGTTTGGCGGCCAATGGAGGCACCTATGAGCGAGATGGTGGAGCGGGTAGCGCGGGCGCTCTTGCGCGCCCACTACGAATGCGGCGAGGACGACATACGATCGTCCGTCTACGCAAATGCTCTCGCCCGCGCCGCAATCGCCGCGATGCGCGAGCCGACGGAGGGGATGCTGATGGCCGGGAATGGTGCGGCGCTGGCGACCGAGACGCTGATGAACGATGGCAGATTTTCGTGCGAACGCGCGACCTTCGCCAGCATGATCGACGCCGCGCTTGCGGACTAAGTCGCCTTGCCGCCTGTTTCCAGACTGTCGGCCATTCTTCTTAGATCGGCGATGAGAATGTCCCTCGTCAGCCCGTTGTTCGGCCGCTTCCCCGACCGCCGCGCGGTGGAGAGCGAGGCGGCAACTGCCTGGCGGTCGGCGGTCTTTTTGCCGAACTTGGCTTTGGTGTGGGCGTAGGTCTTGCCGGTGTGGAATTCCGCGATGTTGGCCGCGATCGTTTTCCGGCTGGTCCCTTTGGCGAGCGGCACGGCTAGGCCGCCTTCGCGTCAGTCTTCGGCTCTTTGCTCGCCTTCGGCGCCGATCGCTTGATGTACTTATCAAGCTCCTCCTTAGCCTTGTCCTCGGACGCCAAACCAGCCGCGACCTGCTTGCCGTCGTGGCCGATGATGCGCCAGCCGGTAGCTGTCTTGAAGTCGACGCACGGGAATGACTTGGGCGGCTCGGCGTACTTGGCCGCGGCGTCCTTGGTTGCGGCAATCGACTCGGCGAGCGCCGAAGCCTTGGCCTCGTCGATCACCTGCCAGTCGACATCCATGGTCACGAAGCCGACGCCGGCGTCGAGGCAGAACAGTTGCGCCCGGTAGCTCAAGTCCTGCGCGACGACAAAGACGGTATGCCCGGGCTGGATCGAATTGGCGTGATGCGCCCAGAATGGCGGATTGAGCAAGGCCTCGAACGGCACGCCGAAGGGCACGACCACGTCCCAGGCCATGCGCTCGATATAGTGCTGCTTGAGGCGGGTCGGCGATAGTTTATCCACTATGTTGCTCCTTTGGTGGGGTTCACTGAGACCGGCAGGCCTCCCGGTGCGGCACCTCGTGGTAGGTGCCGGGGGCAGACTGACAGGGTGATCTGCCCCCGGCCGCATTGGGCACGTTGTCCGGATGCCCGCTGCGTTTCTGGTTACGTAATCGCGGTCGGGGCCTGCACGGTTGCGGCAGCGCCGCTCACGCTCAAGACCTGATACCGCTTGTACTTCGGGGTAGCGACCTGAACGACGTCGACGAGGTCGCCCTTGCGCATTCCGGCGGTCACGCCGTTGGAGAAGAACCCGGCGCCGACGAGCGTGGCGTCGCTTTCCGGCGCGGCGTCGTAGTACGTGAACAATCGCGGATAGCCGCCGGACTGGGCCTCGGCGATCAGCGATAGGGTGTCGGGAGTGTAAGCCATTGCTGGCCTCCTTCATGTGAGTGGGATGGACGAAAAGGAAACGGCCCGCCGGTGAGGGCGAGCCGTAAGCGTTAGGATGCGACGATGGCCGAGCCGTCGTGCTTCATCTGCACGATGCCGGAGTTCTGGAGCAGCACGCCGCCGTGGAAGATGGTCGCCCGGCTCCAAGACGTGTCCTGCTTCTCGTCGTAGCCAACCATGATGTTGTCCTCGCCGACGTTGCAGGCATAGCCCAGCGCGTCGCGGTGGAACATGTAGCACTTCTCGGTCGCCCCTGCCAAGCCGGTCAGCCTGGTGGATATGATCCAATTGACGCCGTGCCAGCGCCAGATCTTCCGGGTGATACCCGCGAGCGGCTTGATGTCCACGTAGTCGCCGTTGGCGAATTCCGTGGTCTGCTCAAGGTAGGCGTTGAACCCCGGCGTGATCACCGCAAACAGGTTTTCGATGTCGGACACATCGACGTCGTTGATGCCGAGGATGCCCTTGGCGAGCGAGATCATCGCCATGTCGGCAGTCCTGTAGCTGCCGGTGTCGTTGGTGGCGGTGTCCAGAATGTCGATCAAGGTCTGGTCAATGTCCCGATTGATCACCTTCATGGACGAGGTCCGCATGACCTCGTTCTGGTCGCCCTGGCTCGCGAAGATGTTGAACCCGGTCAACTCAAACGGAGCATGCTTTTCGACCAGCGTCGCGGTCTTCTGCGAGTTGGACGCCTGCCCGTAGGGGATTTGGCCCGTCGACCCGCGGGTGACGGCGGTGGCGCCACCGGAGCCGGCGACCAGGAATACCGCGGTGTTGCCTTTGATCACCTGTTCTCGGGTGGCGGTGTGGCGCAGCATCGTCACGCTCTGCTCGAACGTGCCGGTGAACTGGCGTCGATAGTGGGTAACAGCAGCAGCTACCATGGCTGCAACTCCTCTGTGAGGGGCTGGCCGTGGTCTCGGGTATCGTCAGGCGCACGCGCCGAGGTGTCCGCGAGCATGCGGGGCCGGTGCCGTGCCCTGCCGGGCTCGACTCGTTGGCGGATGGGGTGGGTGGGTTGGTGACCGGGGCCTTGCGGGGTGTCCGGTCGGGGAAAGGGGATTACCTGTTGGTGCGGATTCGGATCGCCTCGCCGAGGCGCTCGTCGTATTTGGCATCGACGAATGTCACGCCGTCGGCGACGAGCGGGTTGAAGTGCTTGACGACGCAGTCGAGCGCTTCCGCTAACGAGGTGGAGGCGAAAACCGGCGTGCACGCAACACCGTCAAAGTGGCGCGGCGTCACGATGTAGCCACCGTCGCGCAGCGCTTCGATCGTCAGGGGTACTGGCGTCACGCCGCCCGCCCGCGAGATTGCATCTTCTCCTCGGCCTCAAGCAGCTTGAGGTGCTCGCGCTGCAATTCCTTGGCGTTGGCGGCCTGGTAGTACGGGCCGTTGAGGTCTTTGGCCTGGTTGTTGAGCTCGTCGAGCCGCGACTTGAAGCCTTGCGCTGACATCGAGGGCGGCAGGATGGTGGCCGCCGGATTGAGGTCGAGCGAGAGCTGCGCCAGCCACTTGAGCACCACGGGGTCGTCGCCCACGAGCTTGCCGTCGGCGGTGCGCCCGCCCATCAGCCGCTCGCGCACACCCTCGGGCGCGCCGGCAAGCAGATTGTGCACGGCGTTGACGTTGCGCCGAAAGTCTGTGCCCCACTCACCGTTGAGTGCGTCCTGGGCCTCTTGATGAAACTGGTCGTCGGCGGCCTCGCGCGCGGTGGTGACCGCGGCGAGCTCGTGGTGGTAGGCCGCGAGTACCGCGTTGTACTGGTCCTGCGACCAGTTGGATTGCGTGGCAAAGCCGGCGAGCCGTTCGAGTCCGGGCTTGTCGGTGTCCCCGAACACGACACCCTTCGGCGGCGCCATCTTTTCGAGGTAGGCCTCGGGCTTGTCGGGGACGCCGTTGGCCGTTCGCCATGCCGCCTTGTCGGCGTCGGTGCCCTTGTCGGGGAACGGCTGCGGGGGCTCTTTGAGTTCGCCAGACGACATCTTGGCGAGCAGCGCCCGGTGTGCCTTCCCGAATGCCGCCTCGTCGGTGTAGCGATCGAGGACGCCCTTGAAGCCCTTGTCTTCGCCGGCGATCTTGTCGCGCCAGGTCGGGGCAGCCGGGGGGTCGCCAGCAGCCGGCGTTCCAGTCGGTGGAGCGGGAGGCGTGCCGGCCGGCGGTGCCCCTGACGCAGGAGGCGCGGGCGGCGGGGTGGGCGACGCGGCGGGTGGAGTTTCAGGCTGGGCCTGCAACGCTAGTGGATCGGTCATGCTTTCTCTTTGCCCCTCTTTGCCGGTGTCTTCGGCCGCCGCAGCGCGTCGCGCGCCGCCGGCGGATAGTTGACCAGTTTCACGATCGCCAAGCCCACGCCGCGGCGCCCCTGCGCGTAGGCGCTATTGCGCTCGTCGGGGAAAAACGTCTCGTCATAGGTCATGCAGGCTTCGCGGATGATCCAGTCGAGCGCCCGCTTGTGGGCGGGGTCGCGCGCGAGCGCTTGGATGGCCTCCACGTCGGCGAGCTCGTACCTGGGCGGGAGCCAGGGTTGTGGCGGGGGCTTGGTCAAATCGGCAACAGACCGTTGACGCCAAGCGCGATGACGACGGCGCTGACCAACACACCGCCGCCGATCAGCGTCCATATAAGACGAAGGAATGAGCCCCGGCCGTAGTGATCCTCGAACGCGATCATCATCTCCGGATCAAACATTACCCCTCTCCTACCGATTAAGCGCCCCGACCATGGGCGCGGCCTTCTGCGCGATCTGCGCCATCTGGTCCAACTGCCCGACCTTCTGCTGCTGCTCGCGGAGCTTGTTCGAGGCCTCGATGATGGCGTCCACCTCTTTCGGGTCGCGCAGCCAGTCGGCCGGCACGTCGACCCCGCGGAGCGCATCGCGCGTGCCCTTGCGGATGTCGAGTTCATGGATGGCGTTCGGGTCCGCTTGTATCGCGATCTGCAGGATGCCGGCGGCCTCTTGGAACGCCTGCGCCTTCACCCGCTCCGCGGTCGCCTGTAAGGGCGACTCGAATTCAAAGTGCACATCGGCGCCGCGCAGGAGCTCCGGCATCGCCTCGGGTGGGGCAAAGCCGTTATTGTCGAGGAGCAGGGCAAAGACCTCGTTTTGCGTCGCCGCGTTGTTCTCTACCTCCATCGGCTCGAACAGCGGCAGCGCCCGGCTGACGTATTCCTCGACCCGCTTGCGGGTCTCGAAAGCCGTCATTTCACGGCCCTCGGCGGGCGGCAGGTTGATCTTGTTCAAATAGAATTGCTCTTTGAGCAGTTCGCGCAGGTCTTCGAGCATCTGCTGCGCGTGCGAGATGCCGCGCAGGTCCTGCGTCACCGGGCGCAGTGCCTCGCCTAGGCGCTCGTCGTACTCGCGATCGACCCACGTTATTCCGCCAGCGTAGGACTGGAAGTCCGTGCGCACCACGTCGGCGGTGGCGACCATCGGCGGGTTCGCCGCCTTTTCGCCGGCCTCCATCATTGACAGCGCCATGACTTGCATCAGGCGCGCGTCGGGCAGCGCCGCCATGGTCGCCGGTGACACCGCGTATTGCTTGAACCCGCCGAGGCGCCAGCGCGGGATCACGTAGCCGAGCCGCGGCTGCGGCACCTCTTCGAGGATGGTGTCGTGCTCCACGTCTAACAGCACCGCATAGAACAGGAAGCGCTTGCGGTTGATCTTGCGCTTGTCTCCGTCCTTCTCGTCATAGAGTTCGGACGGCACCACGCAATGGCGCACCGGGAATTCCTTGTAGGGCTCCTTGTCGTTCATGGACCGGACGGCCTCCGCCACGGTCTTCGGGAAATACTTGACCATGTCGCGCACGGTCATCATTTCCTTGCGGTGCACGCAGTCGATCTGTCCGTCGCGCCCCTCCTGCCAGGCGACATCGCGCAGATGGAACGCGCGGAACAACAGCCCATCGCGGTCGGTGTTCAGCGTCGGCAGCAGCACCGCTTGCCCGAAGGCGACGAAGTCGTAGTCGGTGGTTTTGGTCGCCCGCAGGAATTGCGCTCGTGGCGCATAGACGGCCTTGCGCTGGCGTTCGCTCGCCCATTCGAGCCATTGCCGCGCGGCGGTGTCCTCGTCGATCTTGGCGTTGGAGGCTGTGAGCTTTGCCCATAGTTTCGACCGCGGGCGGAGCATCGCGGCGAGCTGGTCCGCAAGCTCGCGCAGTTGCAGGGCCGGGTAGCCGGACATCAAGTGCGCGGAGAAGTCGTCGCCGAGCGAGCGCGTGGTCGTGAAGTCGGCCCGCTCGGGGTAGAAGTTCTCGGCGATGTCCTGCCACAAGCTCATGAGCGAGCCGCGTGCCGAGAACAGGCGGTCGCCGATCTCGGTGAGTTCACGGCAGCGGGAGAGGGTCAAGTCTTAGCCTCCGCCCAACGTCGTCCTGCCCCACCCTGAATTTGGATTGTTGGGGTCGCCTATCCAGGGATTCGGGCCGAGGCCGGTGCCGTCCGGCCGCGTCTCGCGCCCGCCCATTGCCTGCGAGCGGCGGAACCAGAGCAGGTTGGGGTCATCGAACTTGCCGTTTTTGTCCGGCGCGATCGCCAAGGTGAGCGGTCGCGGCGGCGGGGTTGGCGCCACGGGTGCGGGGTCGTTGCCGCCGAACAAACCACTCATAGCTCACCCTCCCAAGGTCGCGCGGGTGTAGGGCTGGTCGGCCGAATCGCCGGACAGGATGGTCGAGCGCCGGCCGCCGCGGGCGAGGATTGCCGCCTTGCGGCGCTCGCCGGCTTCGAGCACCATCGGGGACTCAAGATCCGGCATCGGCGGCGTCGGCTTGGGCGCAGGCGGGGGCGGAGGCGGTTGCGGCTCGTTGCCGCCGCCGAACAGACCACTCATTTTTGTTGCTCCATTCAGTTGAGACGTCGGCGCGCGGCCTGATGCCCCATGATCACCTTGGGCAGGCTGTGGAGCGCCATAGAATCTCTGCGCGTCAGGGCGGGGAACAGGTCACTAAGCGCCCACACCATCGCGTCTGCGCGGTCCGGAGACCGGCTGCCGACGTAGCCGGCGAGCGTCATGTTGCAGAGTTGGTCCTCCAACGCCTCGAAGAAGCCGACGTGCACCACCTTGCCCTGCGAGTAGAGCGCGGAGACTGGTTCGGCCCGCACGATCTTGCCACGGCTGGCCTTAACCTCGCGGAACGGGATGCGGGCGCCTTCCGGGTCTCGGGCAGCGCGGATAACCTCGGCCACCATGGCCCCGCCGTAGTTGGTCTCGGCGACCACCGAGTCCGCAGCGTGCCGGTCATAGGCGGCGGTGACGAGCCGGCCCCACTCCGCCGGGCCGAACCGGCCAGACAGATCCTCCAGGAGGTAGCCCTTGCCGTCCGTCCCGAGGCCGACCACGACGATGCCGACCTCGTCCGACCGCGTATCCTCCTCGCCCGCGCAGCCCGAGGGGTCAACCGCGATTATGACCCGCTGCAGGTCCGGCAACTCGCCACCGACCTGCCGGCAACGGTCGA